TGGACCTTCATTGAAGCGTTCATTGGTGCATTAACAGTTGCCCCATTAGTTGGTGTAGAAGCTGAAACAATTCAGTTAGCTGCATTAGCAGGTGGTGGTGCTGCACTAGCAGTTGTAAAGACATACGCTAAAAAACAAATTAGCAAGTAGTTTAAATAGCAAAGCCGAGGGTGTTATCCTTTCTACCTCGGCTCTTGCTTTATTAATTAGAAGGGTGCTTCACCTGGACCAATATCATCCATTGATTTAGCCTTTGGTAAAGTCATACCATTTTGAACTGCGGCATAATCTTTCCAACTATTAGGTGTTGCTTTGTTATCCATCCACCAAGACTTAGCAAATACCCTACCATCTACAGTATCACCTGCAGTACAGTTACCCATAGCTGTACATCTAAAGTCAGGGCTTGTTGCCTTAGTCTTTTCTTTGTCTGTATAATACTTGACCATTGCACCGCATGGGCATAGCAATCCTTTATCATTGATTGCAGGCTCACCACTAGCGTGCTTATCAAACTTAACATCACCAAATCCTGCTTCTGATATATCTTTTACAGGAGAACTAGCAGGGGCTTGTGTGGTTGGGCTTGTTGAAACCCCTGCTTTGTCCTCTTTTGGTAATGGCTTTGATGATGAAACCTTACTCATTTCTTCTTTACTTGGTCTAGCTTTGTCAGTACCTTGATACTTCCAGTTAGCTAAAGCTCTACCTATAGCAGATGTCTCACAGTTTTCCATCCATGCATCTGCATTAGCAAAGCCACCTTGACCTTTTGTTTCTTGAGCTATCCCTGTTGATACAGGTAAGACTACCTTTGCATCAGGAAATACCTCTGCTTTAATAGTGACACACGAACCATCATCAGTAATGTGTACCACTTGTGTATCAATCCTTCCATTAGGATTGTCAGCCCAAAACTTCTTGAGCCTTTCTTCAACAGTTTCATAACTGTTTAAATCGAACTTAGCCATTATCCTCCTTTATTATTACCTAAAGAGCTTGTTCTTCTTTTACATATTGTTTAGTTAGATACAGTCTGCATACCATATTGATACACATTAGATAGCCTCTCTTAACATAGAGAGCTTTTCCACAACTGTAACATATGTGTGACATGTCACTCCTCTAAATTAACAAGATACTCAGCAGTAACCCCCTTGTCAGGTTTCACAAACAAACAGTATTGTGAAGGTCTGCCCATACTTGCTAGTTGTTCTTGTGCGTAGCTGTTATAACTTTCAGTAGAGCCATTAACCCATACACGAACATCATTAATATATAGTGAAGTTGGTGTGTGATAATGACCGCATACTGCGTGGGTAAAGTCTTCCATTAACTCTTGTGAAGCTAATGCTTTCCAACCCAATATCTTTTTGTTGTAACCATAGAAAGGTAAGCCCATACTTCCACGAATATTATCCCCATGAAAACAAAGGAACTTAGCTTTCTTACCTAGGTCTGCAACTGCATACCAGTGTTGGTCAACACCTTCAGGAATATGGAATTTGATTCGCTTTTCGTTAGCGAACATAGTTGATAGTATTTTACCTAACATTCTATCTGCATTAGTTTCAGGATTGTAATCACGCCTTGAGCGACCACCCAATGCACCATGATTACCAATCACCCAATAACATTCTACTTCTTGAAATGCTTCTAGTAAAATACTAAAGAATGCATGTAATATTCTTGGACCATCAACTGTTACCTGTCTATATAAAGAACTGTCAATTAAATGTGCCTGCCCTGGAAAAATAAGTTCTCCTTCCACAATATCTCCTAGAGCAAGTACCACGCATTTATCCACAGTGTGTGACTGTCTTTGTATATTAGTAAGTTTGACTATACGATGTGCATACTCAATTACTCTCTTCTCTGCAACTTCAGTGCCATAGTCTGTGGTTCTCTTCGCAAGTTGTATATCTGAGAGCAGGGGTACGCATAACTCGGTGTCCTTTTTATTGTTCTTTGATTTGGGTTTTGTTATTTTAGGAAGTGTTAGAGTACTCATACCATCTCTAGCACCTTGATAAACTGCTTCAATCATATCTGCTTTTTTGTCTTTGAGTTTGTCAATTTGTTTTAATAAGCGTTCATTAGTACGCTTTAAATCTTTTAACTTATCACTCTCAGCTTCAGCTATGAGTTCAGCTAGTAATTTACTCTGATTGTTTTTCGGCATATTGCTTTTCCAATTTAACTAACCAATGTCTAACTCTGCTGTATGAAACTTCAAAGTCAAACTCATTAGCTAGTATTTCTGATACTACACGAGCATTAGCTTTTGCCCCTTGATTAACAACCCTGTCAGATAACTCATCTATAAAAGGTACTGCTTCTTTAGGTAATCTTTTATACCAAGACACAGTTCCACCTATTGCTTGTGTGGTGGCTTTATTAAGTAAGTCATCTACATTTACTTCTATCTTTATATCTTTCATACGATAATCATACCATAAGCGTATGCATATGCATAACTAAGAATAAAAAAAATTATATGCATATGCATATGCATAAGTAAAAATAAAAAAGGGGTGGGGGTGTAGGGAAACTATAAAACCTACACCCCACCCTAGACACAGCTAAGAGAGAGCAAACCTAGCTTGTCTATCAATAAGTTAATCTAGATTAACCTATGTGATTAGCATACTGAGTTGCAAACTCTTTAACATACTCATACTTTTCAATAGGTATAATGTTATGCTTTCTCATAAAGTGTGATATCTCAGCCAAGTTTTCAGGACTAAGATTATATGCTACATCTGTTCCATTTTCTTTAACACCAATAACTTGTTGGTCTGATACCCAAATGCGTGGCTCATCTTGTTGAGCAAGCCACTTAAGAGCATCAAGGTCAATGTTGTTATTGCCGTGTTCATGCAATCTATCAATAGCATTGTCATCATACTTACCCTTGTCAGCAATTACACGAATATCTCCGTGATAATTTTCCATAGTACCTACATAACCTGTATAACCAGCGATAGTAGAAGCTGGAAGTAATCTAATAACTTCTCTAACTTCATCTCTACCCCAACCCATAGAGCCACTGAAATCAATCATTACAGAGCCACCTGCAATTTTCTTTCTGCGTGTAAATACTTTCTTGTCAGTAAGTATTCTATGGATATTTCTAGGTTTAATACCTGCATCACTAAGTTGTCTGTGTAGCTTTTCTTCAGCTACTTTATCCCTTCTATTAGGAACAAACTTGTGGAACTTAGCTTTGCCGTGAACACCACCTTCACTTCTCGTGTAGTCAATCTTACTACCAATATTTCTTTGGAAGTTTGTATTGGCTTCATCTATAATTTTGTTTCCTAGTTCCTCACTAACAAACTTAGGTAGCACTTCACTTGCTTTGACATTAGGACTTTCTTTTTCACTAATGTGACCACCATAAGATACATTGAACTTAGCAGATAAATCATCATCATCTACTTTCTCAACCATATCATTAGTTGTTGGTGTGCCTTGTGATATATTAAGATACTTCTCATCTTGTCTCTTGTGGATAAAGTCTCTAGTCTCTAAGTATGTTGCTAAAGATAGATGTCTAATCATATCTTTAATATTCTTAGGACTTAGTTTCCTACTTCTCTTACGACCTAAAACACTCCTAGCTTTTCTAATCATGCCTTGCATAGCTTGTAAGTCAGCACCAATATAGCGATAGTCATTGTATAACTCCCACTTGGTAGCCAAAGGATTTTCTTGTGCAATAGCTTGATACAAAGCCATTTGTATTAATTCTCTCCTATCATATCTATTCCACTCATTTTCATAATGACCTTGAACTACTCTTAACAGTTCATCAAAGTATTCACTTTCACCTTTACCCATTGTGTGATTAGTTATCTCTGTCAATGGCGTAAAGTCATAGTAATACCACCTTGTTCCAATTTCTATATCGTAGTTAGCTACTGTGTCCATAAGCAAACGATATATCTTATCAGGTGTAGCGTTCTTGTTGTAGTACGCTTGCACTATTGAATTAATCATACGCTTTATTTTAAATGGACTTACAGTAGGCACTAAGTCATAACTCATATCTTTAGTAATAGAACTAAGTGTCTTACTACGCCTAGCATTTCTAAGCCAAGTGTCTGCTTGATAACCTGAAGCATATCTCTCTGCAACAGGAATACTTGTTTCTTTATCAAGTGGACTAACATTTCTGTATGTTTTCTTAGGAAACATTTTCTGTTGAGCCAAAGCAATTAGCTTTTCTCTCCTTGCAGTATCCTCGTTAATACTATCAACTACTGGAATAGCACCTGATTGTAGCTGAGGTTTCACACCTTTAGCATCAGGTACTTTTATATATTTCTTTCCAGTAGATTGTAAAGCAAGGTTAGGGAACTGTTGTCCTTTGCTACGAGCTTTACCTCTCTTTACAAACAGCATTATTCGTCATCTGCGTGTGAAACCACCAAAGCATCAGCAATCTCATCGTAGTTGTCAGGGAATATTGTTTGTAATGCGTAGTCCAATGGAACTTCTTTGTCCATTAGTTGACCTAGTGCTACCCACTTACGAACTGAGAAGTCGCCATCATTGTAATCTGCATATACTGCACGCAGTTTCTCAGGCAAACTCTCAAGTGCTTTAGGGTGGACTTTGTCAATGTTTATCCTTACAGGAAATCTATCAAGTAAGGCATCTGGTAAGTCCTCTGGAACTCCGTTCATAGTTGCAACTACTTGGAAGTTAGGTTGTGGTCTTACCTGTTCTTTGTTCTTGTTAGGCAAAGTAAACTTTGCAAACTCAGGGTCATCTAGCAAGGCGTGTAGAAATGATTGCACATCTACACCAGCATGGTCAATCTCGTTAATAACAAGTCTTGCACCATCTTTCCAAGCTTGAATACCGACACCATCTAGCCAATCCATACCACCTTCTTCATTGAGTATGTAATGACCTAGCACTTCACTAGCACTACTATCTTGTGTCAATGTGATATTGTATGTCTCTCTACCCTCTAAGTTGGTTGTGTTTGCTTGGTATGTTTTACCAGTACCTGGTTTACCATAGAGCAATATTCTTGGTGTAGCACCAATGATTGCATCAAACAGTTTCCAACAGTTACTCTCTGTCATTGTTTATTCCTCCTCTGTTGAGTTCTTACCCAACATCTTTTCTATATTTTCGATGAAGTCTTTATTAAGTTGTTCATCATCAACTTCTGACCACTCTGATAAGAACGCTTCACGCTCCATTTCAGTAGCAGCTTTTGGATTTAACCACTGAATATCAGGAACATTCGGTAATAAATCCAGTGCATCAGCAGGAACATCTACAAATACAGTTGCGTATTTAGTATCAAGTTCCTTACCTGATTTACTTTTAACGATAACTTCTAGCATCAAACGATAGTGCAGTTCTGATGGAACTCCGT